TCAAGCCAATTTCATCAAGCGGGTGGGACAATGCACCATTCCGACTGATGATCTTGTTTCCGCACGTGAGGATTACGAGCTGATCATCGAACACCCTGATATCAAGGAGTGGGCGATGAACAATGTTCGTGTCCTCACTGACCAGGAGGCTGTTGCAGGCGTTCTAGAGGGCCCACTGGCCATCATCGATCGTCTGAACCTTAAGACATCCCCTGGTTTCGGGTACAAGTGCAAGACCAAGGAGTCGCTCATGGTTATGGTCGACACAGGTAAGCAAATCATTCCAGTAATGGGTGAGCAGCTAGTCGCCGAGGTCCGCGAGGCTGAAATGAAGCTTAGAGCAGGTCAATCCTGCAGCTGGGTTTTCAGAGCCGCGCAGAAGGACGAGCCCGTCTCCGTTGAAAAAGCGCGTAGTAAAATGCGCATTTTTGGAGTAGGACAGCTCGCCGCACTTATCCTATCGCGAAAGTACATGGGAGCGATCAACGCTCTTATTCAGACTTACCCATTCTCTTTTGAGTGTGCTCTAGGAGCAAACGCTCACGGTCTCTTCTGGAACCGTATGGCCCAGAGGATGATCGAGATGATGGAGGGTAAGACCGACCGCGTACTTGCGGGAGATTACTCATCGTTCGACCTGTGCATCTCTAACGAGGTCATGCAACAGGTTTGCTTGTTTTACATTCATGTAGCCAAGCTCGCTGGGTACTCGCAAGAGGACATCAACGTGATTGCTGGATTGTTCCACGACATTGTTAGGCCCGTTGTCATTGTGAAGAATGAGGTCTGGCAATTCAGTGGATCGAATCCCAGTGGTCACCCGCTGACAACCTTTGTGAACAGTGTTGCCAACTCGCTTTACTACAGGTGTGCGTTTTACGCTATGAATCCACACCTTAAGCCAGGAGCGTTCAAGAAGAGCGTTGCTCTAATGACGTTTGGCGACGACTCCATTGCTGGTGTTGCGCCGGGAGTTCACTTCCCGCACTGTGGCATTCAGGAGTATTTCGCTGCTCACGGAATCAAGTATACTCTTGCTACGAAGGAAGAAGGTACTGTTGAGTACCAAGACCTCTCCGAGGTAGACTTCCTAAAGCGAGGGTTTGTTTTCCGCGAGAAAGGTTGGCAAGGCCTCAGAGGAGGTATCTGGACAGGTCCGCTCGCCAAGAAGGCTATCACGAAGTCTCTCTTTGTGTACATGCCGTCTAAGGCCGTGACACGTAGCGACCAATTCACAGATATTTTCCGCTCTGTGGCTATCGAGTCGGCGCTGCACGGTCCCGAGTATTTCGAGGAGATCGCTGCTAAGCTCCGACGGTGTGCGGAGCGGGGCCCTGCCTACGGCTTACCGGAGGTAGTTGCCCCCGCTCAAACTTGGAAGGAGACCATCACTAACATCAAGAATGTTGGTTTCCAACCCGAGTAGTCGCCATGGGGGCGTTAAACCCTTTCGTCTAGGCGTGGTTCCCCTGACGACTAGAAACAATAAGAACTCTGGTTACATGATCCCTGTGGAGTGAATTGGGATGTCACCCATAACGCGTGTAGCTTGCACAACCTCCCCGGC